GGCTATTACCTTCTTTATAATCATTCTAATCTACGGATTTATAGGAGCATTATTAGTAATGTGGAACAATGAAAGATAAAACATTAGACGGATATTACTACGACGGTAAAAATCTATACGAGTTATGGATTGATGAAGATGGTAATATTACACAGAAAAAAATACACACCTACTCTAAAGAGGGAAAACAAGAGTAGGCAATTGTGGTGAGAAGCTTAAGCCTCTATCACAATGTTGCCACATTGTCAAATCGTGTTTTCAGGTGTGCAAGTAAATCTAATATAAATGTTATGTTTGTTAACTTCTTGTCTACCTATCTCTTGCATTTTATTCAAAGATTCTTCATAACCAAAAATCATGCAATCGTATTGTGATTCAAACGAGTCAGGCCATGGATATGGTGTCATACAAGTACCGGCTACTTGTGAGCATATAATTAAAGTTAATATAAATTTCATCCTTGACAAACCTCATTTTAATCCTATATATTGCTCAGAAATAAATGAAAGGAACTATGACTGATATAACAAAATATAGAAATGTTTCGTTAACACATGAAACATACAAGACACTTATAAGTTTGTCCAAGGTATTATTGCCCGATGCCAAATTATCTATAAGTAAAACCATTGAGCAAATTGCAAATGAGAAAGCGAAGAAGTTAAATGGCAAAATTAAAAGCAAATAAAATACAAAAACACATCTGTCCTACCTGTAGAGGTAATGGCTTTGTTAAAGTAATTCACGAATCAGATTTAGAGTCGCATGTTCATCAATGTTGGGATTGTGATTCAGAGGGAGAATTTTATGAAATTGTTGAAGATAATGATCTTATTGATGACGGTCCTGATTTTAACACAGTGCACTAGATTAGATTTTGATAGTTTTGATCCTACGACGTCAACTTTAAAATGGATTTTAACTAATGATAGATGA